CGGCCTATTTACAGCAAGGCATTCCGTCTTCTAAAGTTGTGACCTAATCTTGGGGCAAAAGAACAAACCCCAAGTTCAATCAAAACTTTAAATTCGGTCTCTGCCTCACGACGCGTTTCATCGCCGTACACGTGGGCCACCCACGTGATTCCGCACAGCTTGGTATGCTGCCGCTGTGCGGTATTTCCTAAATTACATCTTAAAATATGTACAAAAATTGCTTATAGGAATAGGAATATAGAAAACCCATAGCAATTATAAATAATTATGAGGTTGGAGTTAAGGAGTACCTATACAAAATAGGAGCACCAGTATAAAAATACAAAGAAAAGTCCTCACCGGCTGCCACGTAGTCTTGAGCAACTACGTCTTTGGAAACCGTTTGAAAGTTGCTAATAAAAACAACCTCATGGGAATTGCAGTTCAAGTCTTGTGCCTCAATAAGACGGGAATAACCAATTCTGCCTTGGTTATAAAAAGGTAACTCAACTTGAATAGTATTGTTTGATGTCAAATACTGGACAGAAGTCCCTGCATTAGTACTTGGACTACCTAAAAGTGCTATCTCCTTAACATCATTATATGGTTTGGTAGTGGAAGTAATTACCCCATTACCTGAACCAGCATAATGTCTCCTAGTCACATTGCCAACGCTCCCTTCAAAACGAATACCGTTGAGGAAAACGTATTTATGCCTAATGGCACCTCTATAGCCTGCAAAAGCTGGCATAAAGTAAGCTAACGGACTTTGATAAGACAAAGTAACGTTGCCTGCAATAGAGGAAATATCGAGACCCTGCGGATCATAGCCTGTATGATATGGTAAATCTTTATTCAAAAGGGCTATTTGTTGAGCCGCATCAGGTGCATCAATATTAGCAAATAAGTAGGACCGAGTGAGAACGTAACGCTTGCAAAGTTCACGCAGCGTTGTTGGAACTTCTCCATAAAACACGTTCATCATTTGGTCAGCCTCAGGCATTGGCTTGGTAAGCATGGTTGTCTTTTCAGATTCCCCAGGCTTATCACTACAAGATTCCTCGGTAGCCATATCCGTACTAACTCCAGATTGAGACTCAAGAATTAGAACTTCAGATGCTACTTCGGATTTAAGGGCTTGAGATTGGATTTCAGGAACAGGCCACAAATGGTATCCATTCAACCTCTGTTGAACAGGATCAGCAAATTTGGCATCTTCACACATTGATACGAAAACATTAATAGAAATACTTTGATTTTGAAGTGGTGAAACAAGTTCATTCACTACATTAATTTCTAAAACACCATTATGTTCTCTATTCGAATCTGTGGAAAGACGCGGCAAGGAACTACCAAACCAATTATTGGTTACATCCATAGAAGGAACACTTAGAAAAGGTTCCTTTTGTCCCCATCCAACAATGACTTCAAAATCATCCTCTTCAGATATATCAACAACACGACTATAATTGACATTATAATTCACATTCCCACTTCCGAAGGAATTAGGATCGTAACGTACAATTAAACGTCCTTGATGATAATTAGATTTGATAATTTGAAATCTAAATTTAATAGATCCTTGCCAACTCCTAAAATAATTCATAAAATAAGACATAGCTGTAGGATGAATTTCATTTTGAAATGCTCCATGCAAAGAAGGATTAACCCTACATTGCCAAAGCAAATCATTCAATGCATTAGTTGAACTAAAATTAAAAGTAGTCAAATAACTTTCTTTTTGCACTAAATTTAATAAATTCATTTCATCCTCCGCTGTTAAACCTGTTACTCTTGGATCAATAGTAACTTCAGCTTTAGAATCTAATGTCATTTTATGAATATTTTCGGGAGCATCTACATTTGCTGCATTACCTACGTATTGTGGCTTGACAACAATCTCATTTTGCAAAAGCGGTGGTCGACTATATCCAAATAATTTGGCTATATCTCCCACACCACTAGCTACCATTTCTGTAGCTCTCATATAAGGACCAATAATTGGTGAACCTTTGAGAGCTCCAGCTGCTTTCGCAATAGCACTTGCGGGCTTAGAGATAATACCTTGTCCATACTCATCATTACCTAACTTTCTA